TCAGAAAGGTGCAGACAGTAGATATCCGCTTTGGTGGAGTCCGCAACCGGAATGAAGTCGTTTACGATAAACGGAACGCCGTTATGGCACAGCATTGGTCGACCGAAGTTTTCCATCATGATTTCGGACGGGCCTACGTTTACAGTTCGCAGCAGCGCACGATATGCGCGAAGATGCTCAGAACGCATCATGATGCAGTCTGCGCCCAGATCTTTAACTGCGTCGACCAGTTCGTCGAACATAGAGAAAGTCATGGATGCGCCGGAGATGTCGATCTTCTGATCGTCATGCATCAGCTTCGGAATACCGTCGAAGGCTTTGTTGTTAGTGGTGGAGTCGCCAACAATCAGATTGCGACGGAAGGCACGAGCCAGACCTTTGACTTTCTGACGAACCTGGATAGCCAGCTGGTTGTTGGTATCAGCCATAGTGGTAGCCAGGAATTTGTCGACGTCAACGTCGCCAGCCAGAATGCGCAGCTTCGCAACTTTCTCTTCGAAGGTTGCTGCACCTTCGGTGATGGTGTCGTTCACATCAATGAAAGTAGCTTCGCTCAGGGTTTTTTCGCGGTTATAAAGATATGCCTTCGAATTGATCTTCATGAAAGGCAGGACGGCAAACAGGTCGTCACGATCGATAATGGTCTCGATCACGCCCTGTTCAAGCTCGTTATTAGACAGCTTTTCAGCTTCTTCACGCAGTAATGGCATCTTTCATTTCCCTATGATTTAAGATGTTACTTGATTCCGATTTTCCCTAAACCGGCAGTCAACTTATCCATTGTCGACTTGTTCTTCGGCTGGGTTACTTTGTGGGTCGGTTTACTAATTGAACCAGCACCCTGCTTAGCTTCGCTGCGCAATAAAGCGTCAGCTTCCGGATCTGCACGTAAAATACGCTCAATCGCGGATTCGAACGGTAACGGCTTACCTTCGCCGTCAACCAGAACAGCACGCTCTTTCTGACCTGCCGGCTTGTCATAGCCAACGACGTTACCGTCTTCACCCACTTCGAAATGAGAGCCGTAGATAACGCGGGCCTTAGCCGGAGTCATCAGAACTTTTTCACGCAGGAAATTGGAGCCAGAAAAGGACGCGCCGACGGTCATTTCAACCAGCTGGGCTTTAAGTGCGGCGTTTTCGCTCTCCAGAGCGGAAAAACGTTCATCACGTTGAGCCATCTCAGCCTGGTGCGCTTCGATCATTTGCTTTTTCACAGCATCGAATTCACCGCGGCGTTCCAGTTCAGCTTGCTCCGCCTCACGGCGTGCGTTTTCTGCGGCTTGCTCCGCTTCAAGAAGCTGGCGTGCTCGTGCCGGATCGATATCACCGTACTGAGCCAGCTGATCGGCCATGGCACGCTCTTTTTCCTTGCGTTTCATGTTCTCTTTCAGCAGGTCAGCACCGGCTTTCTTGGATTTACGCAATTCAGCGAGCAACTCTTCCTGAGTCATCCCTCCGAATTCATCGTCTTCGATTTTCGGCTGATCTTTCTGCTCGCCGTTCTGCTTACCAGATTCCTGGGTGCCCTGCTCTTCTGCACCAGCGGGAGCTCCAGCACCTGCGCCACCACGTTCATGTGATTCGGCGACATCCATGAGGCCACGACGGGCCATTAGCATTTGCCACAGATTCATAAAAATTCCTTTTAATTACTTATCACTCGGTTGCTTGAGTTGATGAGTTCCCATTCCCTTGGGATAGATCTTGTCCGCTCTCTTGGACTGTATCACGATGATAAGTAAGTACTGACTTATTTTCAAGGGTGTTAAGAGCATTTTTTGGCGGAAAATTCAAGAGATCTTTCTCAAATTCTTTCTGCATCGCGGCCGAAATATTCGGGAAGATTTTCTCAATGAGCATTTCCATCTGATATCGACGCACAGAATCCGGTGCTTCCAGCAGCCCAAGTTTCTCGGCAACGGCAAATTCATCCGTCAGACCGCGGATATCAAAGCTCTCCGGATAGGCAATCAGCGAATGCTCCTCATCGAGATCGACCCCCATCCACTTCGCCGCCAAAAACATCATCTGGCGTTCAGCCCGCTCAAGACGCTCGGCTTTAGTAATAAGCAGACTATTAACCCGCTGAAAGTCATATAACTTGGCGGCCCCGGATGAATTATCGATCCCCTTAGCGTTATCCTGCTTTGTTCGCTCGCCAGCGACCCCAACGGAGTGGTAGATCTCATTAATCACGGTCTGGATAGTGGTGATGATCATCTGAGCTTGCTTAGGGTCTGGCGACAAATAAAAAGGCTGGTTGCCACTTTCCGAGTCATAGGTGAAGACGCGTTTTGTCCCCATTTCCATTACCTTTGCGTGATTCTCATCGCCTGGCAGGAGCGACTGAACGGGAATGGCCAGCTGGCTGAACGTCTGATCCTGAATAATGGCGTCAAGGTTCGACAGATAGTTGGCTACTGCACGGTCAAGGTAGGCGATATCATCAATAAGCGACGGGCTAAAATACGGCGATTCGCTCTCCCCTATGCAATCAACAGGAAACACAGGTACAACGCCAAGTTTGTGTTCGCCTTTATCTTCAAGCACAACTTTTGCGGTCCGACGACCGGCATTCCCGGCGCCTTTCTTAACCTCTTCCCGGAATAGATACCACTCGTTACGTGTCCATAGACGATAACGCTGATATTCCTGGCCAGATGAGGTAAAAGGATCTTGATCATCGCGCGCCACTTCGACAATCAGCGCCCAGATCAAATTGCCGTCATCGTCCCACGCCATATCCAACATCTGCTGCGGAGAAATCCAGTAGGCATAGGCGCGAACATCCTTCTTCTTCTCGTCAGCGACGGATTCTGCGTCACTATCCATCGTGCTATCGACCACCACCCAGACACGGCCATAGATGGAGGACTGGAGGTCAAGCGCGGACATAAAGCCATCGATGGAAACATTCTGTCGTGTCGCGCGTTTCCAGAATTTCTGAATTGGCTCAGGCGCTTCTTCTACATTTCGATGGATGTCCTCTTTGAAGAGATATTTATTAATCAGGTTCACCACTTCCCTGGTGTGATTGAAGCGGTAGGCGCGTTCCAGACGCTCCTTGAACTCCTGATCACCTTCTTTGAAGTATCGGAAAATGTTGTCATCGAACCAGGCACGCCCGCCAGCGTATGTGCTGGCGAGGAAATCCCAGTGCTCTTTTTTCTTTATGTATTCGGGGTGGCGTCTTGCCACAAGATCCTTAATTTTCTTATCAGTCAATTCCATTTGCTTCTCTTCCATGATAGGTAAGTACTTACTTATCTTGAACCACCAAGAATAACACGATTTTTTACGGGATACCTACGATGAACCGGGTAGCCCAAGGCATCCGCGCTGTGCTCAATCCCCCCGCTCTTATCCATATCGCGAGAGCCTGGTTTGTAGATAACTTTCTCCAGTGAATCGATGAGATGTTTGCACTTAGGGTCGATATACAAACGAGTTTCGCCAGAGGCGCTCATCAACATGCGGTTCACTGAGTTCACACGATCAGCAATCGGTGGGTGCTTTTTCGGATAATCAACACGCAGAAAGCCCTTCTCCTTGAAGATGTCGATGTCCGATTCCCCACGAGCGTGCTGACGATAGGCGCCGGCCGGGTCTGGGAAAATTGTGACCTGCGATTTCCACCGCCAGAAGCGACGCTCCAGCTCATCGCACACTTCTGCCGTATTCGACGAAAACAAGACAAGCTCATCCACAGCCCACAGCTCCCCATTCGGTTGTGGCTGCAGGATGACCGACGACATTGGGTCAATGTTGAAGTCCTGGCCTACCCACACCGGTAATTTAGGATTGAACTGCAGCGGCTTAACGTGAACGCTACGATCGAACGGGTAATACACGCGCCCTGACATGTTTTCGAAGCTGGCGAGGTACTCCTGAGCGAACGACTTAGGGTCCATATCGTTCTTGGCTGCCTCGATTTCTGCCGTCGGAACGAATGGTGAATCAGCGGTTACAAACTGCCAGCTTTTCCACTGACCTTTGCGCTGCAGCTCTTTGTTCTGCCCGATAGTCCATAGTTTATGGAATTCGGAGAACCCTTTCGGTGTACCGATGATCAGCGCGCCGCCGCGGGTGGATGACAATGTCGGACGGAGAACCTTGTACCAGGTGTCTGGCTTCATATCCTGAAACTCGTCGAGCACAACGAAATGCAGCGCAACACCACGAAGCGTATCCGGTTTATCCGCGCCTTTAAGCGCGATCTCCGAACCGTTTTTCAACACGATGGTCATCGTGGTGTCGTTCTTCTTCCGAATCCACTTACGCGGCAAAACTTCCTGCAGATCATCCCATAGAATCTGGCGCGCCATTTGGTAGGTCGGCGCGACGTACCAAACTCGTTGTTTTCTTTCCTTAGCGGCAGCGCGAATGATGGTTGAGATCGACAGCCTCGATTTACCCCAACGTCGTCCGGCGCACACCACTTTGAAACGATGTGGCGACTGGAAGACTTGCATCTGCCCGGAATGCAGCTGTACGAGACTTAGAGACGACGGGATGGACATGGTTATGCATCTCCATCATCGTCTTCGCCCGATGCGTCAAAATCGCTCTCAGCTTCGCTCAGCGCTTCTTCTTCGAGTGATTCCAACAGATCGTCATCAATCACTTCGGGCTCATCATCTTCCTTGCGCAGCTGGGCCACCTGTGATGGGGTTAGCTCGCCAAAGACAAGGTTCGGAATATCCTCTTCACCGCCTTCTTCTTTCTCCATGCCCAATGCCTTGGAGGAAATTTCGAAGCATTTGGCCAGCGTGCCGCTGGCGCGCTGCAGGCTTTTAAGATCGTCCTCAATCGAGGCCAGTGGCTTACCTTCGCGCTTTGCTGTAGTGACCTCGACCATCACCATCTGACCAAGGGCATACGCCCAGCCGTCATAGCGTGTCCGGCGGTCTTCTATCTTTTCGGCTCGGGCTTTAGCGCGCAGTTCTGCATCGGACTTGAGAGACTCGCGCACCATCTTTCCAACAGAATCGGCGCCTTTCTCTAATCCACGCTTTTTGAAGTGTCTGGAGAGCGTTTCACGACGGATGCCGTACTCTTCTTCCAGTTTTGAGAGCGTATACTCGCCCGAAGTCCATTTCGCTTCGGCTTCCGCCCATTCAGCCGGAGTCAGGCGAGTTTTGCTCTCGTCTTTTTCGACAGTCATAGATCCCTCTAAAACACACACAGAGCGCTTCCTTGCGCTCTTAAACAATTTGTTTTCTGGTTGTATTAATTAGGTCTGGGGAATCTGTTTGAGAGCCTGCTTCCGTATATATTTAATAAGTGACTTATTAGTTATATATACAGACGCAGGCTGTTAATCTGACTCCCAGACCAACTTACATCACCAGTAACTTGGCTCTGGCTCGACCTAATGTCGTCAGTCCCAGAGTTCGACGCTGGTAGCCAGAATCCTCTCGCGGCCGGCAGTCGTGCTTTTCGACCAAACCTTTCTTGATCAGTGCGCGCAGGGAGAATTGCATAGACTGCTTTGTCGTCCGGTAAGGCAGCACTTCCAGCAGCTCGTCCAGATCGAGCAAATGGCCACGTTCATGGCCTAAGTTGATGGTCTTAATGATGTCTTTCTGTTTATCAGTCAGTGTCATGGCAAATCCTTATGCCGGTAACGCAATATCCAGTGGTGCATTAAGCGGTTGTTTATCAAAAGCCAGCAGTGGCAGTGTGTCTGGCAGCTGGCGACCAAAATCAGGGTTGCGATAAACCCCATAGAGCGGTGAAGTGAAGCTCAGGTTGTGAATATCCTTGAGCAGTTTCACGATGCTGGCCTCATCCACCAGGCTATCCGCGATATCCTGAATGGTAGTGCCACGGTTGCGGCCTGCTTTTGCCAGAGAACTATTCTTGTGATAGTCCGCCACCAGATCTCGCAGAGCGCGGCGCCGGCGTGAATCAGTCATCGCAAACAGCTCTTTCACAATCGCTTCGTTGTCGCCGGGATCAGAACGAAAATGGCGCTGAAAGACGCGAAGCGCGCTTTCGTAACTCTTCGGACGTTCAGGACGGATGAAGCAAAACCCTGCTTTCATGGCAAACGGGTTATATTTGCTCATCGACGACTGGATCTCGATGATTGGTCGGTCATGCATCCTGCTAACCAGATTAATCATGCGATACGATACCCCGACGCCACGATACTGGGTGTCCACTACAGAGCGGCTGATCACAGCGAAGTTGTTGTTTACGTAACGTCCCCAGTACTGATTTGCCACGGTGGTATTGGTTGTGGGTTTCAGCTTTGGAAACATGCGATGCCGCGGCGCCAGTAGCAGTTTAGGGAAGGCCATAACTACAACGCCTACCAACCGACCATCAAGCT